CTCCACAAAGGCCGCCTTTTCCAGAGCATCGTTCAAATCAAAATCGTCCTCTTCCACATCGGATTTATCATCCCCGGCAAAGAGGTCTGCGATTTCATCATCGTCAAAGCCTGCAAGACCAATATCAAAGTCCATACCCTGCAAGGACTCGATTTCGATTTTCAACATTTCCTCGTCCCAACCTGCGTCAAGCGCCATACGGTTGTCAGCAAGGATGTAGGCTTTCTTCTGTGCCTCGGTAAGGTAGTCCACAAAAACACAAGGCACCTCATCGATGCCTTCTTCCTTGGCCGCCATCACACGTCCGTGTCCTGCAATGATACCGTAATCCTTATCAATAATGACGGGATTGATAAAGCCGAACTCACGGAGCGAAGAACGGAGCTTCATAATCTGCTCCGGAGAATGGGTGCGGGCATTATTTACATACGGCACTAATTTTGTAATGGAAACAAGTTCCATCTGCGTTGTTGTTCTTCCCATAGCACCCTCCTTAATACAGACCCCATTCAGCGAACTTTTCAAAACCTCCGAGGCTCTGAATGTACTGACGGGCAATGTCTACGATTTCCGCATAAGGCTTGCCATCAATAGTATCATCTCCGATGGCACAGCAAAGCTGCACAGGCGCTTTGGTTTTCTGTGCCTTAAGGAACGCATAGATATTTACAGACACATCCGCCTTGGATAAGTCCTTGCCGTGCAGACCGCCACCTGTAACGGAATCAGCCATATCTGAACCGAGTTTACGGTTGGTAGCACCTGTGTCTACATCCGTGCCGCCAGTCCAGTCACCGAGAGGATTTACTTCTGCAAGGGGACACTTGGTACGAAGGATATCTGTCGAAACATTACTCTGACAGACAATCAGTCTGTGTCCATCTGCGATGTATTTTCCATCATACGGATGCTCCGCATAAATGTTGCGGGCTGTTCTGGAAAGGTTCTTCTGCTCCTGTGTCAGAGGCATACCCTTGAAGATGCCGTTATCTCCACAACGCACACCGTCCTTCTGATTGTCCGACAGGTGCTTATCCTGGGGAACGATAACGATGTCCGTATCCATCACACCTGCGATACGATGCACAGCGTTTATAATTTCTGCTTTATCCAAATCTGCTGTGGTTTCAATAATGGCATGGCACACACCATGACCGATTAAGACCTCCACGGCAATTTTCGGATTTTCTTCTTTTGCATAAGCCAGATCCACAATGGCCCCTGCAATTCTGTCTGCCACCTTGTCCGGATGGCTCGGATTTACTTTTTCAATCATGATTAGAACCCCTTTCGTTGGTGCAATAGTCGTTCCAGGTCATCATTCGGATTGGTACCGGAGAAGTCCACGGAACAGTTTTCTTTTACGATTTGCATGATGTTGTCCCACTGCCTTGAGGCTTGGTTCATATAGTTGATGCCGATGTTGATGAACGGGGAGGTGACAGGCTTTCCGGTTGTGGGATGCTTTGATAAGAATCCCAGCTCGTTTGTCATCTCCTCGCACTGCAGCCAACGGGCAACACACATGGCATAGCGTTCAATGGTCTGTGGGGAAACATAACCCGCACAGCCGATGGAATTGAGCCAGTTCCATGTATCCTCATAAATCTGCTTTGCTCTCAGTTCCGTACCGTCACGCTGCTTTGCACTGAGCAGTTCATTTGGTTTCGGCATCTGGATACCCTCCACATCGGGGATATCCAACATCGTAAGTTTGCGACCGCCGGGGTTGCCGTTCTGAGCCTTCTCTAAATTTGACTTCGGCTTACGACCTGCACCCGGACGTTTTCCACCACGGCCGCCTGTGTTATTCGATTTTGTTGGCACATTTCTCACCGCCTTCCTGTCTGCGGGCCTTATTACCCTTTTGATTTCGCAATTTTTTCACACGAAACCCCACGCCCGTTGCACGGGATAAAGGTCCCGGAGATTTTGACCGCCCTGGGCAGGGTCAGTGATTATGCCAACGGTCGCCGCTTTCTGCGTGTATCTTTGCATGACACGGCTTGCAGAGAGCAATCAGATTCTCTCTTGCATGAGTTCCACCCTGTGACAACGGCAGCTTGTGATGTATCTCTTCCGTTGGTGTAAGTTTTCCTTCGGCTTGACATTTCTCACACAGCGGGTGGGCAGCCGCATAGGAATCCCTTATCCTTTTCCACGCTCTGCCGTAACGCTTACGCACAGCGGGGTCACGGTCATAGGTTTCGTAGCGTTTGTTTTCCTGCTTTTCATGTTTCTCACAGAACCTCCCGTCCGTTAGGTTGGGACAGCCGGGGAAAGAACAGGGACGCTTTGGTCTTCTTGGCACTCGTTTCACCTCCCTTGGGCATAAGAAAAGCCCTGAAGGATTGCTCCCTCAAGGCTTTCATCATTCTGCTTTTCGCTGATTATATCATACCACTATTAGGGGTGTGCCTTATAGTGGATTTTAGTGGACTTTACTATCCTCTTTATAATTTTCTGCTAAAATTACATCCACAGCTCTCAAAGCCTTACGATGCAACTTCAACGTCCAACTGACAGAACAGTTCAAATCCAGGGCGATATCATCCCAGCTTTCATAACAAAGGTAGCGTTTTTCCAACAACAGCTTATATTCGTCATTTTCAACCTTGCGAATAACCATAAGGGCATCTACCTTTAGCTGAAGCAGTGCCGCCAACTCCTGTTCCAGTTCATGTTCGATATCAATCATTTTTCCTATAGCATCTGCCATAGGAGAACGGCTCGGACTTGGATTTCTCGGCATTCCCGTCATATTGGGCGAACAGTTTGTGGCAATTTCACGGAGTGCCTCAATCTGACGCTGTTTGCTGACTATTTTTTGGTCTAAGTGATACGCTTGCTGTAAATATTCTTTTGCCGTCATTCTGAAAGCACCTCCCTCTGCAACATAGCCATCAATTTCTCTCCATCCACGGAAGTAAGAGCCTCGTACCATCCGGAACGGAAGAAACGCTCACATTCGGCTTTCATTTGAAGTGCAGCATCGTTACGGGGACTGCGTTTCAAATCCTTCAAAGCCTTTCTGTAATCCTTGGCTGCAAGTTCTGCGATTGCATTGGCGAGGTTTTCATACGGACTTATCATGCTGAACCTCACGCTGTATTTTGTTATTTTTCAGACGGCGGTTTTCACGCTGTCTGTCACGGCTCTTTTTCTTTTTGCGTTCCTCACGCATGATATTGCCGATGGCGGCATCCTCAGTAGGGTTTCTGTACGCTTTAGGCATAATCTGCACCTCCGAATTTTTTCTTTCCCTCGGATTGGCTCAGATTGTCGATTTTTGTCGATAGATTTTCATAGATTGGCTTTTACCGCATCTATCAAAGACTGCTGTGTGCTGTCTTTTTCGGATAAGGCTTTTAAGATGCGTTCATCAATGGTGTTTTCAGCTATAATATGCTGAATCACCACAGTTTCGGAAGATTGCCCCTGTCTCCATAGACGGGCGTTGGTCTGTTGATATAATTCCAACGACCAGGTCAACCCGAACCACACGATTGTCGAACCGCCGTTTTGAAGGTTCAAGCCGTGTCCGGCAGAGGCTGGATGTATCAGTGCCACGGGATAATCACCATTGTTCCATCTGCGGATGCTGCTGTCAGTATCCAACCTCGCAAATGGAATATGTCGGTCATTCAGTCTTTCAGTAATGCGTTCCAGGTCATGCCGGAACCAATATGCTACAAGCAGAGGCTTGCCGTTTGCCGCCTCGATGATATCCTCCAGGGCATCCAGCTTTTGGTCATGGATTTTTACGATGCTCTCATCATCGGAATAAACTGCACCGTTGGCCATCTGCGACAATTTCCCGGTAAGGGATGCTGCGTTAGCCGCCGTGACCTCACCATCGGGGAGGGACAACACCAGATCTCGCTTCAATTCTTCGTAACGCTGACGTTCCTCTTCGGATAAATGAACCGTGTATTGGCTGTTGACCAGTTCGGGCATTTTCAAATGGTCTGTGGATTTCATGGAAATGGTGATGTCGGAGATTTTATCGTAAATGGCATCTTCAGCACCCGGCAGAGGCTTATAGGAAAAGATAATCTGTCCGTTACGCTTATCCGGTGTGAAGTAAGCATTACGGTACTGACCGATGAACCTTCCAAGACGCTCACCCATATCCAGTAGCTTGAACTCTGCAAATAAATCCATCAGACCGTTACTGGAAGGGGTGCCTGTCAATCCAACGATGCGTTTAACACGGGGTCTGACTTTCATCAGTGCCTTGAAGCGTTTTGATTGATGATTTTTGAAAGATGACAGTTCGTCCACAACAACCATATCGTAATCAAAAGGAAATCCGCTGTCCTCTACAAGCCACTGCACATTTTCTCGGTTGATGATGTAAATATCCGCCTGTTTTGCAAGGGCAGCCTTACGCTCACTTGGCGAACCAACTGCCACGGAATACTGCAGGTCGGACAGATGGTCCCATTTTCTTATTTCATCCGGCCATGTGGTTCTTGCTACACGCAAGGGACCGATGATAAGAACCTTATGGACATCGAAACTGTCAAAAAGCAGATTATTGATAGCCGTCAGCGTGATACTCGTTTTGCCAAGACCCATCGAAAGCAGAATTGCAGAAATAGGGTTGCTTTCAATGTATCCGGCGGCATAGCTTTGATAATCATGCGGATTGTATTTCATCCAAAATCCCTCCAATCTGCTGTGGGTCATCCAGTATGAAAACCTTGAACCCTAATTTTTGCAGTGTACGGTGCCTTGCCAATTGGAGTGGTCTTGGCTGTTCGCCCGGCGCCTTTACCTCCACAAAGCCGATTTTCATATTCGGCAACAGCACGATACGGTCTGGCATACCATCGCAACCGGGACAGACCCACTTAGGACAGATGCCGCCACGCTTTTTTGCTGCTGTAATCAATTTTCTTTCTATTAGAACTTCTCTCATTGTGTTTCCTCCCAATCTATCAGTTCAAAGACCACCTGTTTGGCTTCCTCCAAAGTTTCAATGCGTCGGTTCTTCCACCATTGATACTGGTCGGTGTCGATTCGGATTTTATAAAAATCTCTGCCACGGAATTCTTCACGCTCAATGGATATGAAACGGCGCTTATATTTGACTGTCCATTCATTTTCGGATTTTTCAGTCCATACTTTTTTACGGAAATTCGCCCTGCGACCGCTTTTTCTTCTGGCAGCATCATCACGCTCCCTTGCAGCGATCAGGTCACCTTCCATATATCCGGCGCAGATACAACCCACTTGAAGCACACCATCATACTCTGCGTGTGCCATCACATGAATGAATCTGACACGGTCGCATCCGCATAATTCACAGATGAAGTCAGCGGTCTCACCATCTTCAACTTCAATGCAGCTCCAATTTTCAAGAGGTGCGCCAAGTTCACGGAGCCGCTTATGACATTTTCGCAGGTACTTCTCATCATATTGACCTTTCATTTGCACACCATCCTTTCTGACTTTTGGAAACAAGCAACGAGTGGTAACAAGTATTCCTATAATTCCTACGCGGGTGTTTAGGGGTTGCTTTTATAGTGTTTTTATTGATTTTGAATATAAAGGAAATAGTTGTTACCATCGTTGCTCCATCCTCAAAAGTCCTTTATTTATCAGCGTTTTCAGACTGGCAACAGGTTCTCTCATAAAGGCGTTGCTTACCATAAGGAGAACGCTTGCGAACCTTAGTCGTGCGTTGCCAACCGTCAATCTGTGTCATAAGGGCAGCTATCGCATAAGAGTCCGCAGGCTTCAAATCAGAAAGGCTGCGCCCGAAACATTCGCACCAAATTTCCGCATTGCTTGCCGTGGTTCTACGCACCGTACCTTTAACGCTTGTAGGCGCATCCTTTTCAGACAGGTAATTCCTTCTGGCATAGGTGTCCATCGATTCCCAATTTTCAGGCAGAAGGGTGTCGAGGTATTCTTCAACCATGCCCTGGCGCTCATCAACTTCCATCGCATCACGCTGTACTTCCTCGGCGGCAGAAATCATATCGCCTTCAAGGTACAGCTTTTCGCCCTTCTGGTAATAGTGCTTTGCCTCTGCCCAGATTTGGTCGCGGTCTTCCTTGGTGAAGTGCCAGGTCTTTTTCTGTTCTCTCTGATTCAGCTTCACAACCCAAAAACGGCGGTTGCCCGTAATATCACGGAGATATCCACGCTCGCCATTGACCGATGCGATGATAATGCACTGACGGGGATGGCTTTCCACGGTTTTTCCGTAGCTTGGACGGTATTTGTCATCGGAGGTGGACAGAAACGCTTTGACCTTCTCGATGTCGGCTTTCTTCATGCCTGCCAACTCGGCAATCTCCATAATCCAGAAGCCCTGCAGTTTTTCTGCGCCGGACTTGTCATTCATATCGGTAAGGGACAGGGTTTCGGAATAATACTCATCACCGACCAGGTCTTTGAACAAGGTACTCTTGCCGATACCCTGGATACCGTCAAGCACCAGGACGCTGTCGAATTTTGTGCCGGGTTTGTAGATACGGGCGACTGCTGCCACAAAGGTTTTTCTCGTAACCGTTCTGACATAGTCGGTATCATCGGCAGAAAGGTATTTGATGAGGATATCATCGATACGCTTTTTGCCGTCCCACGCAGGAAGGCTGTCAAGGTAATCACGGACGGGATGGAAACGGCGGTCATCAGCCACCTTGGTAAAGCTGACCTCGTGGTTACGGCTTGAGAACGGAACATAGCGTACATCAATCAGAGCCTTAAGCTGCGCCGTATCTGCATCACGCCAGAACTTGTTGTCCTTCGGTCTGTCCCAAGGCAACGGTCCCGTCACCTGAATACGGTTTGCCATCTCGTTATAGGCGAAGTTAGCGTAATCGGGGTCATTGTTCAGAATGAGCATCTCGTTCCACACGGAATTTTCAAGCACATTACTGCGAGGCTGATATTTGAGCAGGGACTCCCAATTTTCGGTGCTTTCAAAATCTCGGTCGGCCTTTTCCTTACGCTCGGCAGCAATCTGCATTTTGACCTTATCCAGGGACATGGCAAACTCGCACATAGCGTTGAAGGATTTTTTCTCTTCCAGATCACCGAAACGGTGAACCCTAATAAGGTCAAAGCCGTTCAGCAACATTCCGCAAGCCGGGTCTGAAGTGTGGTGGCTGTAAGCAAACACATTATCGTAGATGACCACGCCCGCAACGGAGTCTGCCTCCAGATAATCGTAGCGGGAATCTGTGGCGGTCGGAGCGTATACATCAGAAAGGAACTCATCGATAACTTCCTGGATGGTCGGATAAGCACGGCAGAACACGCCAACAGTGCCTTCCTTTTCCAAAGGGTTCTTCTGTGCCTTGGTTTCCTTTTTGATGACCTCGGACTGACGGCTGGACGTAGGCCACTGCGAAATATCGCGCCAATCTTCATACATATCCAGGTACTTATCTACATCGAGGGACTGACCGACATTATCATCAAATACGAACTCGCCGTTGGAAGGACAGGATGCCCAATACATCATGCGGTTCGACTGATAGGTGGAATCGTCGAAGTAATCCATGCCGATTTGCTTTGCCACCATACGAAGCATTGCCGGGTACTCATCTTCGCTGACCTCACGAGAAAGCAGAATGACCAGTCGGTATCTGGGATTGTCCGGTGTATGGCTGTGGGTGGAATAAATAAAATAGGTAAGGTCACCGAAGACCTCACGAACCGCACCGCAGAAATCAAATCCTGCAGGAACATGGTCGGCATCCAAAAGACCTACCGTGCGAAACAGCACATTGCCGTTCTTACGGATACCGCCTTTCAGCCAACCACCGACTAAGCCACCGATGTCTTTCAGATTGCTGCGCTGCTCCTTTGGGAGCTTCGGATACTCTTCGGCAGTTTCGGATGTACGCACAGGGTTCTTGTTACGGTCGGAGATATACTGCCAATCCATCTCCTGGTTCTTATATTTCTTGTCTGTTCTACGGTTACATACCGCAATCTTTACTTTCATGGGGTTACCTCCTTAAGCATTGTGATATTTTTCTGCATCCGCCTGTAAAGCGTGTTCGTTCTCTTGAACTCGGATGTAAGAGTCCGACACTCCCTGGAATGCGGCGGATGGTCGGCCGCTGCGTTTGCGTACATTTTGCAAAGTGCCTCGTAGCCGTCTGCCAACTCTGTCAGTTCATGGAGCAGAGCAACCTTGGTCTCTTCGCTGCACCATTTCCGAATCAGCGGAAACAGAATTCTTGCTTTCTTCTGTGTGCAGGGAAAGAAGGCCTCGATGTTGAGTTCTAAATATCCGTGGTCATGGTCGATTCGCAGCACATCCACAAGCACCCCTCCTTAAAATCTGTCATCTATAAATCCTCCTTGCCGAACAGGCGATAAATTCACAGGAAAAAAGCCTCCCGTGGCGGGCAGGGAGAATACTCCCTACTTATTAGCCACAGGAGGCAACAAAACTTGAGGATTTTTCTAATCTTTTTTATAAAAAAGTGTTTCATAGCCGTCTGCCCTCAAAAGCAGACCATCCGCCCAAGCCGGAACACGCCCCATCTGTTCACTGAGGACTTCTTCCGACATACGCATATCAGCTTCAACGATAACTTCATCGTGGATATGGGCTACAATAGCGCAATGGCGCAGGGTCTTCATGGAATTTGCCAGTAGGTCACGGCTGTACGCCTGGACAATGTTTTCCACGAATTTGGGACCGTAGCTTTCGATGCGTTCCCACTTCTTTGTACCACCGATGCCCTCATAGGTTACCGACTCACCACCGAATTTGTTTTCTCCGATGCGAGGCTTTACATACGAAAGCTGTCTGCCGGACGGGAGCAGAATAAACAGCATCCCGCTTTGATAACGGAACTGAATGCCGTTGGTTTCCGTAGGCACACGCTCCTTTACGGTCTTTTTAACACAACGGTCAACATCCCACCAAAACTTCACGATGTTGGGATTGGACTGACGCCACGCATCCACCAGTGGCTGCAGTTCCTCTTCAGCCAATCCCATATCCAAGGCACCCATAGCTTTCAAGGCTCCAACGGAGCCGCCGTAACCAAGGGCGAGTTCTGCGATTTTGCCTTTTTGACGCAAATGGCTGTTTACACCGTGTTTTTCTACGGGGACATGAAACATCTGCGATGCAGAAGCACAATAAATATCCTCGCCTTCGGCAAAGACCTCTGTGCGCCAGGTCTCTTTTGCCAAATGAGACAGAACCCTTGCCTCCACGGCGGAAAAGTCGCTGACGATGAACTTGCATCCGGGTTTCGGCACAAAGGCAGTACGAATCAGTTCGGATAACACTTCCGGCACAGAATCATAGAGCATTTCCACCACTTCAAATTCTCCGTTTCGGACAAGGTCACGAGCCGTGTCCAGATCCGGCAGCGAATTACGATAAAGGTTCTGTAACTGGATAATGCGCCCAGCCCAGCGCCCACTACGGTTCGCACCATAAAATTGGAACATTCCTCTTGCACGGCTGTCGGCGCAGGCTGCCTTTTGCATCGCCTGGTATTTCTTTACCGAGGATTTGGCAAGCTGCTGACGGATGGACAGCACTTCCTTCAAATGCTCCGGCGCTGTTTTCAAAACCTCGGCAACTTCTTTTTTACCAAGGCTCTCCATTTCCAAACCGTTGTCGAGCAGCCACTGTTTCATCTGCACCACAGAATTTGGGTTTTCCAATTCTGTCAGTTGCTTCATTTTTTCGGTCAGAGCCTCTTTGGAACGCTCATCCATCGCAATGGCCTGTTCCACAAGAGTCATATCAAGGGCAATACCACGGTCATTGATTTCCTGGTCAATGTGGTATTCCTCCCACACAAAGTCCGGCATTGGGTATTTCACTAATTTTGCCTGTATCTGCATTTCCGCCTCAACATCTCGTTTGTTATATGCTTTGAAGCGTTCCCACTTATCAGCATCGTGAAGATACAGATTACGGCTGCGACCGCCGTTTGCTTTCGTAGGCTTACAGGGAACGCAGAAATAACGGATGAGGTCTTTGCCTTCGGACAGCTTTTGCTTTTCCAACCCAAGCACCGAACCGACCCCTTCCAGAGACAACGGTAAACCAAGATAGGCAGACCATATCATAGAGCATTTCCACGATTCCGGATTAAGGTAGCGGGCGCACTCCTGGGATAGAGGATGATTATCGTGGAAGGGGTCAAGACTGATACCCAGATCAGACAGATAACGGGACAGACAGACTCTTTCAAAGGCTGCGTTGAACGCCCATTTTGTAACGGTATCATCCGTAATGGCATCGAGAACATCCTGCGGAATTCGTTCTCCGGCAGCAAGGTCAATTACCATCACCTCACCACCGTCCACGCTGTAGCCGAACAGCAGGATTTCAAAATCATCAGCCTCGGCATACTTATAAACTCCGCACTTGGAAAGGTCGATGCTGCTATAGGTCTCAATATCAATTTCTAAATTTTTCATGGCATCTCCTTTTAAGGGAAGAGGCACGACCCATTATGAGCCGTGCCTCCCTTGGACTGTGGGTTACTGCTTATGCGAGGAAATCGTCATCCTCATCCGTTGCGAAGTCATCCGCAGCACGGCTCTTACCGCCGAGAGGCTCACCGTCACGAATCTTCTGGAGATTGTTCAGACCACAGGCGATACCCTTGTTGCCGTTGGAATTGAAGGCGTAGAAGTTGATGCTGGCGCGACCATACACACCGCTGTACACTTCGGAACGGTCGATGATTTCCTGGCGGTCTGCGTCCACGATGCCGGGAGCAGATGCACTGTTGGCGTTCACGAAGTAGCAGCCTGCATATTCGGGAGCATCTGGACGTTCCAAATCTCCGTCACGGAGAGGAGTCTTAAGTACGCTGAGAGGAGGTACGGACTTGCCGTTGCCCTTCAGCTTGCCTTGACCTTCCTGGTAGGCAGCCTCAATAGCAGCCTTAATCTTGTTAACGGTTACGGTATCGGACTTGGGGATGATGAGGCTTACGCTGTACTTGGGTGCGCCGCCGTTGATGGATTTTGCTTCCCACACATTGGCATAAGACCAGCGAGTGTTGGGACCGGTGATGACCTTCATAGGGTTAGAAATCTTGTTTGACATAATAGTTGTCCTCCTTATTCTTCAATAAAATCTTGTTTTGCTGTATTCATAGCCGGACGCTTATCCGACATAGGAACCAATACGGGTTTTCCTTGAGGCTTTTCAATCAAGCCTCTGCTTTCGATAATCTCGGCAAACTTCTTTTTACCGAGGGTGGCGGTCATGGCAGTGATGCCCAGAAGTTTCTCTTCGTAAGGGTTATACCCGGCATCCTTGACAGCCTGTGCTACGGCATCTTCGTTGACGTAGCGTCTAACACTTCGACCTTCGCAGAGTTTCCATCCCGGCCATTCCTGTCCACTGATGGCTTTTCGCAGGGCGTATTCCTTTACATCTGCTGCCCATGCAGCCAGTTCATCGACTCTGCCGAGGATTTCTGCAATTTCGACATCCTCTAAAAGGGGCGGCTCCTGGAACTCATACTTGGCAATTTCCAGATTGGCGGCAGCCCTTTTTCTGCACTCGGACTTTGCTTTGCAAAAACGACACCAGTCACCACATTGGAATTCTCCCTCGCCGTCGTAGGCCAGCTTTGCCTTATACACCAGGTCATTGTTCGCCCATTCAAGCAGGCTGTCCTTGGACATCACACAGACACTCACGTTACTTTTACGAGGCTGATAGATTGTCATGCGGACTTCAGTGATATCGTAGATGCCATCGAAAATCTCAAGGGCACCGAGTGCGTACAGCATCATTTGAGGATTTGCCTCTGCGGACACCTCCACGCCTTTGCCGTGCTTGTAGTCCACAATGTTCATCATGCCGTCTGCGATAATGATGCAGTCTGCCGTGCCGAACCCTTCCTTGACCCAACGGCTGAAATCAACGCGCTGTTCAATCAGAACAATCGGGTCAGAGCAGGTCTGCTTGGCCTGTTCCAGAAGTTCGGTCACATACTCGGCATATCCAACGG